CCTGTAAGTGGTAATGATGTACCAGTAGGTTCTACACAAGAAGAAGTGCGAGATGATATACCTGCACAGTTAAGTGAAGGTGAATTTGTATTTCCTGCAGATGTGGTGAGATTTATAGGGTTAGATAATCTTATGAAGTTAAGGCAAGAAGCTAAATCAGGACTTGCTAAGATGGATAGGATGGGACAGATGGGTAACTCGGAGGAAGCAGTAGAAGATGATACGGGAGAATTTGATACGGACATTGATGATATTATTGGAGAAATTGAAAGAGAAGCTAGAATGGCCGAACCTGAAGAAGAGGAACAAACAGAGGAGGAACCCCCTGTAAAAAAGTCGGATGAGGAACGTCTAGGTTTCAACACAGGTGGACTTGGAACTACAGATGATTCCTCAGAAAATAAAAAAACTGGCGGTAAAAATATGGCAATGGTATATGAAAAAGATAATGCCCCTGACGCAGTAAAAAAACTTTTTGATAAGAATCCTGAGACAAAAGATACTGATGATAAAAAAGATACAGAGGTTAAAACAACCCCAGTAGTATCTAAAGCTGATACAAAAAGTGCAGCTATGAATATACTAGGTAAAAAGTATGATGTATCAACTAAAGATACTGGTGTATTAGGTAGCCAACAATTAGCTCAAAATATATTAGAAAAGAAATATGGTAAGGGTGTAACTGCTAAAAGGATAGCAGGTATAGAAGATATTGAAAAATCTGCTACAGGAAGTGTTAAAGACAGGAGCACACTAGAATCTACCTATACCATGACAAAAGATGAATACTCTAAGTTAGATCAGGCAGGAGCACAAGATCATATATATAATCAAATACTGAATCAAAACAATATTTTTTTAGCTGATCAAGGTGTAAACTATCAAGGTAAACAAGGGGATAAAGAATTTATATTTAGACACATGGCTAAAGACTTAGCTGCTGCAGGTATAAAAGATTTAAGGCAACTAGGTTCTAAAGAAGTAAAAGAGGATGTTTCTTTAGTAAAGAAAAAAGGAAAGTACTATCAAGAAAAAGTTGTTAATGCATATTCAGGAACTAAAGGACTAGTAAAAGTAGACCCTAAAAAACTTTCTGACATAGAAGTAGTCAAAGGTGCTCCTAGTACTGTTAAAGCTAAGATGACAACAGGTAGTGAATTAATTAATAAAGAAACAGGAGAGAAAGTTGTACAAGGTAAGTATGGAGGAAACCTTACTGAATATCAAAAAGAACAAGGGTTTAGATGGGGTAATACTACATCAGTAGAAGGCATGGCAGATTACATGATTTCTTTTGATGATAAAGGACAACCTTTAGTTTATCCTAGATACGAAGATACAACTAGTGGATTTGTAGCTCCACTGTTAAAAGGGGCAATGTTAGCTGCTACAATATATGGAGGGTATGCTCTAGCAAATACATTTGCAACACAGGGATTTGCTGCAGGTGCTAAACAAGTAGGTAAGAAATTTATTAAAAAACAAGTATCTAAAGCATTATCAAAACCATAAGAGATTAATTTAAACTTGGCTACCTAACTCCCCCTTACGGCTACGGTTAGCCCCAACGTGAAAGGAAGTAAAATGGCTGAAGCACAAGCTATGGAAGTACAGAAACAAAAAGTAGCAGGATTTGCAAAAAGAAATACAAACAAAGAGAAGATAGAACAAGAGGAAAAAGAAATAGCAGAGTTACAAAAAGCACAACAGACTGAAGAAGAGGTAGTAGAAAAACAAGAACCTGAACCTGAGAATGCTGAAGAAAGAAGTTTTAAAAAAAGGTATGGTGATTTAAGAAGATTTGCACAAAAGAAAGAAGGGGATCTTCAAAAGCAGATTGATGAGCTTAAATCTCAACTAGACACAGCTACTAAGCAACAGATTAAATTGCCTAAAAGTGAAGAAGAACTTGAGGAATGGGCAAAAGAATATCCTGATGTAGCTAAGATAGTTGAAACAATAGCTATCAAGAAATCACAGGAACAGTCGAAAGAGTTAGAAGACAGGATTAAAAAGATTAATGATATGCAAGATGATGCACTGCGAGAAAAAGCAGAAGTTGAATTGCTTAAAAAACATCCTGACTTTATTCAGATTAGAGATGAAGATCAGTTTCATAACTGGGTAGAGGCACAGCCACAGTGGGTGCAAAAAGCCTTATATGAAAATGAACATGATGCTATGTCTGCTGCTAGGGCTATTGACTTATATAAAGCAGATATGGGTATTACTGGTAAAAGATCTAGTAAAGAAGTACAGAGAGAAGTTGCTAAATCTGTTAAGACTTCTTCTAAAGAATCTCCTGAAGCTATGGCAGAGGGAAGTACTTTTAAAGAATCTGAAGTAGAGAAAATGCAACCTGCTGAATATGAAGCTAAACAGGATGCTATAATAGCAGCTATGAGATCAGGGAATTTTATCTATGATTTGACAGGTTCTGCTAGATAGTACTTGACATTCAAGGATTTATCAGTAGAACTGTAATTCACATAGGTCTAGCTATACCTTGCCCACTTTGTGACACCAAGGATATAGCTAAAATAAAGACAACGCAACGAACAATTTAAGGATTACCTGAGACTTGATTGCCCATACTATACAGCTAAATAGTATGCACCAATAAAAGACAGCCCCAAAAGGAATTGTGTAAGTTATGCGTTCAATTACTTATACACTTTTTTAAGGAGATTTAAGATGGCTTTCCCTAAGGCAACGGGGTATCAAAACTTACCTAACGGTAATTTTAGCCCTGTAATTTACTCTAAGCAGGTACAACTTGCTTTCCGTAAATCATCTGTTGTTGAAGATATTACCAATAGTGATTACTTTGGTGAGATTGCAAACATGGGTGATTCAGTAAAAATAATCAAAGAACCAGAAGTTTCAGTACAGGCTTATAGTCGTGGTACTCAAATTACTGCTCAAGACTTAGATGACGAGGATTTTACACTTGTTGTAGATCAATCCAATTACTATGCATTTAAGATTGACGATATTGAGGCTGCACATAGTCATGTAAACTTTATGACTTTGGCTTCAGACCGTGCTGCTTATCGTTTGAGAGATCAATACGATCAAGACGTTCTTGGGTATCTTTGTGGTTTTCAACAATCAGCAAAGCATGGTAATGCTGATACTTTAAGAACTACATCACCTGGAACAAATGCAGTAGCATCTGCAGGTTCTAATGAACTTTTAAGTTCTATGGTTTTAAATAAAGGTAGTTTTTCTCAAATTACTACAGGTTCAGCAGGAGATCACTCTATTCCATTAGCAACACGTTTACCTGGAGCTACATCTTTACCTAATGATGTTGTATCTCCATTACAAGTTATTTCTCGTATGGGTAGACTATTAGATCAACAGTTTGTAGATAAAGCAGACCGTTGGCTAGTTGTTGATTCTGTATTTCTAGAGCTACTTAGAGATGAAGATAGTAGACTAGTAAATTCAGATTATGGTGGCTCTGGCTTACAAAATGGCTTAGTTATAAATAATTTGCATGGATTTAAAGTTTATAGCTCTAACAACTTACCTTCAGTAGGTGGTGGTTCTGCTACAGGTGGTAAGGCTAACCAAAACACTGACTTTGGTGTTATTGTTGGAGGGCATGGTTCTGCAATAGCTACTGCTCAACAAGTAAGTAAAACAGAAAGCTATCGTGATCCAGACAGTTTTTCTGACATCGTGCGTGGTATGCACCTCTATGGTCGTAAGATTTTAAGACCTGAGGCACTTGTCACTGCTAAATATAACGTGGCTTAAAGGAGATAGAAAATGGCTACAGTTGACGTATCAAATGGTATCAATGCAGGTACGCACCCAAGTCGTGCTATTCGCAAAGAGCCATATAAAGTAGAAGTTGACGTTAATCTTGCTACTGCAACAACCACTAAAGGTTCTGCATTAGCATCGGCTGACGTTCTTCAAGTAATAGATGTACCTGCGAAAACAATGGTTTGGGGTGCTGGTCTTGAGGTGGTAACACCTAATGACGGAGACTTTCAAGTAGACATTGGTACAGGTGCAGATCCTGATGCTTTTGCAGACAATTTTGACTGTGATGGCACTTCAACAGGTGACATGACAGCAATACCTGCTGCCTATGCTCCATTAGTTGTATCTGCTGATGATACAGTTGATGTAGTACTTGGGCCTACTGCAGGTAGTGCATATCCTACTTCAGGAGTATGGAGAGTATATGCAGTCATGCAAGACGTATCAAACGATCTAGGGCCAGACGAAGTAGATCGTGACCAATTAGCTTAATTATTAATTAAGTAAACTACATGGGTGGCTCTAGGGGATAGGGCTACCCATTTTTTTTATAAAGGATTAAAGATGGCAATATCACAAGCTATGTGTACCTCTTTCAAGAAAGAACTTCTTGAAGGTAAACATGACTTTAATTCTGCAGGTCACACTTTTAAAATTGCTTTATATTCAGCAGGTGCAGCACTAAGTGCAGGTACTACTAACTTTACTACCTCTGGAGAAGTAGTAGGTGCAGGTTATAGTTCAGGTGGTATAGAACTTACTAAAGTAGATCCTACAATAAGTGGCACAGTTGGTATTACTAATTTTGGTACTGCTACTTTTACTGCAGTATCTATTACAGCTAGAGGTGGATTAATCTATAATACAACTACTGACGGTACTTCAAGTACTACTAATGCAGTAGCTGTATTAGATTTTAGTGCAGACCAAACTGCTGTTGCAGGTAATTTTGTAGTTAGTTTTCCTACAGCAGATGGAACAACAGCAATATTAAGAGTAGAGTAAAATATGTCTAGTCATATTACTTTTGCTAGATACGGAACTGCTGTATTTGGTACAGATAGATATAACTCACAAAGTGTAGCAATTACTTTAACAGGAGTATCTAGTACTGGTGCAATAGGTAATGTATCTATAGAAGCAGTAGATACAGGAACAAATATAACAGTAAGTGTTAATGGTGTAAGAACATTAGCAAAAGTAGGAACACCTATAGTTTCACCTATAGTATTTGATTTTAGTACTGTTAAAGATAATTATGAAAGACGTAGAACAGCTTATGTACACAGACGAAGTAACAATGCAGATAGAACAGTAAAGGTAGCATAATATGTCACTTAAATGGCCCAGTAAAGATCCAGATGAAACAGTAGATTTTAGTATGGATTGGTCTAGATATTTAAATAGCCAAGCAACTATAGATATAGTTACATGGTTTGTTGATAATGAATCTGGTGTAAAAACTCAACTTAATACTGGTAGCATTATAAATAATTTACAATTAGTAGGAGTATCTAAAACTGATACAGTTGCTACTGTTAATTTAGGATTAGGTACAAATAATACAAAGTATAAATTACATTGTCAGATAGTAGATACAAGTGGAACAATAGCAGAAAGAACTGTTACTTTACCTATTAAGGAATTTTAATGGCATATAATTATTTAGGACTTGTCAATGAAGTTAATAGAAGACTTAATGAAGTTGAACTTACTACTAGTAATTTTTCTACGGCTGCAGGTTTTCATTCACAAGTTAAAGATAGTGTT